CTTCCACTCACGTTCTCAGCCGACAGCCTACTCATACGTGCGTCTTGCCTTACTAGCCTGGAGGGGCTAGCAGGTTCGAGCTTAGTATGAGCGACGCTGCACGGTCGAGAAAAGCTCCCTCTATATTTCGACTGGGCTCATTGTGGGCCCTAAGTCGGATATAGCCACCCACCTCGGCCTCATTAAGAGGCGAGGTCTCTGCGGAATGCCGGATGTCCATTTGGTATATGGATCCGGATTTTCAGTGAAATACTGAAACAAAGCAGAGTTGTCTTCGATCGGAAGCTTTTGTTGACTGTTTATTGAACAGTGAACAAGCACTTCGTCTCGCTGTAGATCAGGATTCCACCGGGTACGAAACCCGGTAGTATCAGGACCTAGAAACGAGATGTAACCGAAGACTCCTGAGCACATGTGTACCGTGGGGATTGCAAATCTCCTCGGTATGGTCGACGCTAGTCGATCTGCTGCCGTTAGCAGGAACTTCTTGTAGAAGTTATTTCTGCACGCGACAGTACTAGCTAGTGCCTCAGGATTGCCATCGTTGAACATGCGCCAATACGCCGGAGTTATATCAACTCCGTCAAAGGCGTCGACACCGCAAGACTCTCTGAAACGTCCGTTCCAGAAAGACTTTTGTGTGTTAACCTTAAAGTGTAGAACTTCAAGGGCTTCAACGAAAAGCTCCCGAACTTCGACGGGGACTATTATGTCGTCCCCGAAGACGGCCACCTCGTCCCGTAGACTTTCTACTGATCGAAGGCTATTACTAAGGTTTCTACAAGCCATTGTAGTTGCCAAAGCAATAGACAAGAAAAGTAGACTCTCTACAGGAAAAGTAACGGCGTTACCCATAGTTGAGAATTTTCTCAACCGTATCTCTCTTGGCACCTTGTCGGTGACTGACTGAGATACTGACTGGGTCCGAGATGCACGAAGGCAACGCAAGAGTTTCGGGTTACCCCGAAACAATTGCCCTACTGCATGACAGGTAACTCGATCGCTAGCCTCGGATAAATCCACGGTAGCGAGTGTGTTAGCCTTAGATCCAAGAAGGCACAATCGTTGATTCAACCTTTGATCGCGGAAGCGAACAAAGTTGTTAATCCACGAGCGTGCACACTTCTCATCGAAGTAGTGCCAGATGTTTTGTTGGCACCACTGTTTCGAGCTCGGTTCCGCGGCTATTAACCGCGGTTTCGAGTGAGTCTTTGGGACACACACAAGACGAGACGATATTTCTTGCGAAGATATCGCCTCGTTAGATCGAACCCTATCTACCCAGCTGCTATAGTTGTGAAAACCATAGTCAGCGATTGGGAACTCGGATTCCAGGGCATCGGACCAGTTAGTCCAACAGTATTTGTTGGCTGGACCCCGATACTCTGAAACAGCGCCCGGGCCGTGACTGAACTGCCATGAGCTAGGGTCATAAGGCCCTAGCGTCGCAGTAACAAGGCTAGACACGAAGTCAAGCCTTGCCAGGACATCCGACAGAGCAGCCCGGTAAACCGGGTTGCAGCGCTGAACGCGCTCAGCATAAATCGCCGACTTCCCGAATCCTCGGTAAGAAAGCGAAATAGCACTACTTTCGACGTGCTCAGTAGCTTGCTCGGAAGAGCAAGGTGTACTGTCACTGCCCCCTTCCGGAATTGCACCGGACGAAGGTGAAATCGTGCCGCTGATCGCGTGACCAAGATCTCCAGTTTGTATCCCAACAGGGATAGCTGTAGATAGTGGACTGCGTGCAGTCTCCCAAAAGCCTTCCGGCTCCGGTAGACTGCTGTCGACCTCGTAGAACGATTGGACTTCCCGTCCATTCGCTTCGGAGGAACAAGCGAGCTTTCCTTTTTTGAACGCAAGCGTGAGCTGGCGGACGAAAAAGATTGCTTCGACATTGGGATGCTCCTTCAGTTGGTTACTGCTGTGAAAGACGAGTAAGTACAATCCCCGAAGAAACTTCGGAATTTGTACTGTTGCAGAGATCCTCCCCGTAAGGGGTAGACCTGAAACACTGTACTCGCCGGCAGACAAGCACCGATCAAAGTGCTTGCCTATTGCAGGGAGGTCTTCGAGAAAAACTCGAATTCCTCTATGCACCACAGCAGCTTGCAGACGGGAGAGATCTCTCTCAAATTCGTCAGCAAGTGTCGGGAATGCGTGGTTGGCGTCCTCTAGGATTGCCTCCCACAAGTTCTGAAGTTCACTAACCCGGCTCTTAGACATACTCGGATTAATCTCCAAGAAATGTCCCAGGCGTCTGGCTAGCTACTACCCTATAGAGGAAATCCTGACTTGCCGGCTAACTACAAGTTAGCCCACGCTATTGAACCGTCTGGCGAGAGTGGCTATTCACCACTATCCCAGGGAAGGTTCAGCAAGCCCTGTTAGGATTCCCAACCCTGCAAGCTGACCAAGAAGGCGTCGCTCGTTGCAATCGCAAGATCGCAGAGAGCATCAGCCAAATTGGTAGCGGTGTCCCCCGGCTTGTGTTCGAGCACAAAGTAGAACTTACGTTCGTACTGCGGCACGTCACCAGCGGCGTAGACGACATGCGTAACTTGAACGTTATGCCTGTCGGCTTCGTAAGGACGCTGAGCCGTCGCTCCAACCTTGGAATGACGGATCTGCATTCGGTACTCACCGAGCGTTTCGCGAAGCAGGTACTCCGAAGAGTAATCCTGCTCCTTGATACGAGTGAGTACCTTATCACCACCAGCTTGAGGAAGGGTAATCGTGTTGCCAAACATGGAACTTCTCCTAGCATTCTAACTACTTAGCGGCTTATAGCCGCTGAGCGGCTAGAGCTGCTAGTATCGACCACTGCCCATTCGTTAAAATAGGCAGTTTAGGAAAGGGAAAAGGTACGGCAGGAAAGCAAACATATCTTTCCTTCCGAATCCATCGAACGATGTAGGTTTGGTCTCCAAGACCAGCCAACATCCAAGGATCTCCGGTCCAGTCGTACACCTTGACGTCAGTCAAGACTGTGCGCATGTAACAGATATCCTTCCAGGTACAGCCAACTGCGTTGTTCGTAGCGGCGATTATATCGCCGGTATTCGCAAACCAGTCAGCCAGCCACGACCAGGGAGTTAATTCCCAGGTCGTAGCGAGGTACTCATACGAAGTAAGACCGAATGTTAGATCTTTGGCCAGCTCTTCGAGCGGGCCGTAACCTAACGTAGGTAATACTGAATCGGGCAGAAGTTTCCAACTGCACGATCCCCAAGCCTTCACAGACTTGGTCGTATAAGCTTTTGCTTCGAGCCCGCCGCCGAAACGAGATTCCATAATATAGACTCTCGGAT